CCTCGACGCCGTTCTCCAGAACCCAGAACGCCTGCCCGTAGGTGCAAAGCGACATCTCGGTCATGCGGATCAACCGGCGGAATGTCCAATAGCCGTTGACCGAGCGCATCAGGTCGTACAACCGCCCCGATGTCACCTCGACGCGTTCGCCGTTCGTGGCCCGCTTGTAGATTTTCAGGTTCAGTTTCGCCAGGTTCTTCGCCCGGATGTTGGAACAGGCGTAAACCGCAGCGTTGGTCGCCGGGTAATCGCCGTACGCGGCTGGCGCGTACCTCTCCTGATCGTGTCCGAACGTCGTCTCGAAACTGTCGACGGTAGCCGGACCCAGCCGGAACGCCTTCGCGATGCGGTCGCGCCACCTCATACCATCACCCACTCGCCACCGCCGAGCATGAGATCAGTCAGCGCCCACACCAGCGCGTCCAGCCGGTCAGGGGATTTCGCAGCGTCCGCGGTGTACGTCGCCATTTGGTCCTCAAGGTCAGGGTACACGCCGACGTGATGCACGCGCCCCTGTTCGTACAACGCCGCCACCGGCTCGGCCCGAGCCAGTTTACCTCGGCTGGCCCTGACACTACGATACGCGATATTCGCGTCGACCGTGCGCATGACGGTCTCGACAAGGTCGCCACCGTTGTTCGCCTCGGCGACAAGCCGGTCGGCGCCGAGTTCACGATACCGGCGCACCGCTTCCCGCGCCCATGCGTCCGGTGACGCGCGCAGCGTGTAATCCCCGATGACGTACGCGTGTCCGTCCTCGCCGAGACCGCAGGCGACGATCCCCGTCATGTCCGCATCCTCGCCGGACGTGACGGCCGGGTCGACGGCGACGACGACGCGCCAGAACGTTGGCGCGTGACGCACGCGGTGATCGTCGATCATTGCCCGCGTCCACAGCGCGCCTGGTGTGTCCTCAAGGAGTTCGGCGTACAACTCCTGACGTCCGAGTCTGGTGCCTTCATATTGCCGTCGGATCTGCGAAAGGAACGCCTCCGGCAGGTTGGACGCATTGTCGAACGTCGAACCCGTGGTGACAACGGTGCCGGGTGCGGCGATCAGGTCACGCAGGATGCGCGTGGGCTTCGGCGTCGTCGTCACGACGGCACGCGGGTCGGTGCCGAGACGCAGTCCGAGTTGCAGCATGTCCCACGCCTCCGGGTAGCGCCACGCCGCAAGTTCGTCACACCACGCCGCGTCGTGTTGCGGCCCGCGCAACCGGTCCGGCTCATCCGCCGAGTACGTCGTCGCCATCGCGCCGTTCGGCCACTTCAGGCGACGCTTGGACGGTTCGTACTCGGGTCGGTTGCCAGGCGGTGCGACGGCAAGGATGCCCGACTCGCCCTCCACCATGACGTCGCGCGCGTCGGCTGCGGTCGCGCCGACGATGGCGACGCGCTGTCGCCCGTGCCTTTCGACCTGCGCGCGGACCCACTCCGCGCCGGTGCGCGTCTTCCCGAAGCCTCGGCCCGCGAGCACCAGCCACGTCCGCCAATTGGTGACGGGTGGCTGCTGGTTCGGACGTCCGACGATGCGCCACTCCCGGCGCATTGCGTCGAGGTCCGCGTCAGTCCGGGTCGCCTGTTGCAACACCTGGCGTTGCAAGTGGCGTGGCAAGCGTGCCAGCCTCTGCAACGGCGAGAGCGTCAAGGAATCGGTCAACGTCAAGACGGATTGGCCCTCCACCGGGTCCGCTTAGTTCGACCTCGGTCTTGTCGGTGTAGCCACGTTTGCGGCCCATCTTGCCAAGGAACCAACGCACCTGCTCGGGATGCCCATCCGCGATCAGTTTGGCGTTGGCGCGTTCGGCCACGTCAAGCACGCGCTCGCGTTCATCGTCGATGATCTGCTGGAGCGCCGGGTACCGCGCAATGTATCGCCTGACTGTTGTGGCGTAACAGCCGAGGTGCACTGCGGTGTCGCTGACGAAACCGCCATGCGCACGCAAGGCGTCCGCTACCTGCGTCACCGTGTACCGCTGTTCACCCATCATGCCTCACGTGGATCAATGCATGAGTGCAACTGATCACGTCAACGATACCACGCTGACCTCGACGCGCGGTGCGCGCTTGTCGTCGTACCGGTTCGCCTCGATGCGGGCGACCTGCTCATCGTCATGGTAAGCAATCCCGTTGCAGGCATCAAGCACGGCCTTGAGAAGATTGTCCAGATCTCCCCGACGGCGTGGACGGTACACGTCGAGGAACACGGCGACCGGGCCGCTCATCGGCTGGACGCCCTGAACTTGAGCGATCAATCGGACAGCGTGCCGGAATGCAAGCGCCTCCGGCGTCAGTGCGAGATGCCCCCGCGCCCGACGGTACATGTGGTTGACGGTCGGTGGGTACGGCAACACGAGCGTGATCATGCGCGCACCATCGCGTCGGGCATCGTGCGCCGGACAACGACGTTGGCGAGTGCCAGCACCTCATCCGCGCCGATCCTCGACAAGTCCGGCATCGCCTGGTGCGACACGAGGATGTCGATGTACGCGCAGGCTGCGGCCTGCTCCTCGTCCGTCGGCGTGCGTGCGCACAGTTTCACGGATGCCTCCCACACGTCAATCGCCAGCGCGGTGCGGTGCACGTACGTCACAGCGCCACCTCCCACGCGGACCGCGGGCACATGAACCTGATCGTCGCCGGTGTGCCCGTCACGACGCTGTCACCAGGCAGGTACGACCACGCAATCAGGACGAACGAGCGCCACTTGTTTGCGTTGCCCAGTTCCTCATCCTCGGCGTCGGCCTGCACCATCGCCGCCCACAATTCGTCAACCGTCCCGATGTCGGTGCGTGGCGGATAGATCGCTTGCAACTCGCGTAGCACGTCCTCCGTGTTGACTTGCAGCGTCACGCCGGACGGTTGCGCCCTGATCCACACCACCAGCCGCTCCGCCAGGCCAAAGGCATCTATCGGCACGTGTCAACTCCCCGTCGCTCAGCGACCGCCTCGAATGTCCGTCTCGCACGCAACAGCGCGTGCCGAACGCCACGCCCTGACCTGTCCAGTTGTGCAGCGGCTTCCTCGCCGTTCAGGCCGCTGAGCGATGCGCACAGGCACCGCGCCTGATACGCCGTCATCACCTCCAGCGCCTCCCGCAACGCATCGGCGACTTCGGCACCGACCGCGCGTTCGTGCGGATCGGTGGCCGGGGTCGCCTCGAAGTGTGCCTCCGTCATCAGCGGTCCGCCGTCCCAGCCGTTTGTCCCGTGATCCAGAAACCCGCCCGGCGTCAGGCTGACGTGACGCCGGTACCGCGCACGCGACGCCAAGTCCAGCACCGTGTTGCGGGTGATCGTGTGCACCCACGAGCGCAACCCGTCGTGGCGTCCGTGCCCTGGCCGGTGCTCGGCCCGTTCGAGGTTCGCCCACACCTTCAGCCAAACCGTCTGCGCCACGTCCTCGACGGACAACGCGTCGAGCGTCCCGCCACGCATCAGCCGCTTGGCGTGCCCGATCACCTCGCCGGACAGGTCACCGTAGAGAACATCGAACAACTCGCGCACATCACCACTCAGCATCGCCGGTACGCCCCGCAGGTGCACTCACGCGCCCCGTGCGCCCGCCGGTCCCGCTCGGCGATCCACAGTGCGCGAAGCCGTTCCGCGTCGAACAGCGCCCACAGTGCGAGTGCCACGAGGAGCGTCAACATCAGTAGTTCCAGTCCCACCGCCATCCAGTACCCAACCATTGTAGCCCCCTTCCACAGTCTCAAACGGACGTGATGTCAAGTGGTTGCGATCCAAATGTGCCCATTTTTGGACAGATGATGACCCATCTGCCGTCATCTGTCCAAGCATCTGTCCAGACTTTTTTGGCCTTTTCTTCCCTGTTAGGTTCTATCTTTTGCATATCTGACGGCAGATTGGACAGATGATTACAGAAAGTTACCCATTCGCGCACGCGCGCGCGCGCCCACGCGCGCGCCCGCACAAAGGCTACTTTCCCGAAACGTCTGTCCATCTGTCCATCTGTCCAAAAACCGACGCGCGCCGTCACCGCGTGGTCAGCATGATCCCGTCCCAGCCACGCTCGCCACGGCGGTTCTTGATGCTCCTGAACCCGCGTTCGGACAGGATGCGCCCGAGCGTGATCACCGATAGCAGCCGCTCCTCGGACTCTTTCGCCCAGGCGTCGTACGCCTTGTGCAGGTCCTTGGCGGTGGTCATCTGGCCTTCGGCAAGGTAACAGCAATCCTCAAGGAAGAGGCCAAACCAATCGGAACTGTCACGGTATTCGTCCGTCGCCTTGCGAACAGACAGCGGCGGATCAAGTCCGCGGTCGTACCACGATCCCGACCCGAGCACGAGCCACGTGAATATTCCGGGCCGCTCGGCAAGCAAGCGTTCAGGCAGCGTACGGTCCACGTCGGCGTCGCTGATCCTCGTTTCCCACGGCACCTGGTGGATGCGGTCCCAGATCGCCTCGCCACCGGACCGGATGACCGGCCGGTGATTGGTCGTCAGGATGATCGTGTGCGTTGGGTCGAACTCGAACGGATCACCAAACAGTTTCCGCGCGCTCAGCCGGTCGTTACCGGTAAGCCACTTCACACGCGCCTCGTCCAGTTTCCCGCCTTCGGACGTCTCGTCCATCACCACGAGACGCTTCCCCTGCAAGGCTGCAAGTTCCGGCGACGCTGCGCTTGCATCCACGCCACGGCGCTGCATGATCAGATCGGTCGACGACTGGTGGGCATGATCACCAAACGTGTGTTTCAGTGCCTCGACGAACGTCGACTTACCGTTCCTGCCAGTCCCCCAGAAGATCGCTATCACGCGCTCCCGGACGTGGCCGGTCAGCGAGTATCCTGCAAGCCGTTGCAGGTACGTGCGAACCTCGGGGTCAGGCTGCCACGTCGCAAGCGATTGCATAAAGACCGAACATTCCGCGTTCAGGTCGAAGTGCGCGAGTTCGCCGTCCCATTTGATCACCGTGGTGATCAAGTCCTCGCGCCGGTGCGGTGTCACGAGCGTGGTGCGCAGATCAAGCGTCCCGTCCCGCACGACGATGATGTCGCGGTTCCGGTTCAGCACTTCAGATCGTATGCTGATCCCCGGCAGCGACTTCGCCAGTTCCACGGCTGCGGTCATCCGCTGCAAGGCCTCGGACCGGATCGCGAATTTCGCCACTGCCTCGTCGTCACCCTCCAGGACGATGTCGCGGACCACATCGAACGTCAGCCGGAGCACCGC